TAAGGTTATCAACCACTTTCTAGCGACGATCAATGTTACACTTCCTGGCCTTCTATTCGACGCTCCTAAGTTCATCGCTAGACCGAAAAGCGGCAAGACTTCTCCGGCTTCACGAGAGGAGAGCAAGATCGCAGAAGGTGTCCTGGAGAGCATCGCCGGGCAGAATGATAACCTTGAGAACGCAGCACGCTTCGGTCTCTTGCAGAACTTTTTCAGAATAGGTGTTATCAAGTGCATATATTCGCCTTCACTGGAATCGAATCCGAGGGCTGGGCAGGAGCTGGCTCAGAGCGATGCAGATGGCAATCCAATCTACGAGGCTGGTATGGTTCAGTCGATGGCCGATCCTATTACTGGTGTTCCACTCGTGGAGCCGGATCAGCTATTAGCCGACGAATCCTACAGATGGGAGTGGGTAGACGCGCGGTATATGCTTTTACCCGACGAGGGACCTGATCAGACCAAATGGACATGGATCGGTGAGGAGATCGAGGTTGCGCTAGAAGACGCCAAGGAAGATGAGCGGTTCCCCGCTGAACTGCGGGCCAAGTTCAAGGCGTCCGGCGAGCGCGAGGGCGACGAGAAGCTTAGGGACTATAACGGTGATTCCGAACATGACGATGGCTATGAAAGTTGTTTTCGTTACGTCGAGTGCTACGATCTCAAGAGGAAGCGTTGGTACATTCTTTCTGAGTCGCAGGACATCCATGAATTTTTGTTGGACCAGCCGTTGCCAGATGGGATTAGCGACCATCCGTATTCTATACTCCCCGGCTGGTTTCCGAACACCGGACCTAAGCCGTCGCCTTGGCCGCTTCCGTACACAAACCCGTGGCTAGATCTTCAGCGCGAGTATAACATTCGGCGCCTACAGATGATCGAGGGTGCCAAGCGTTCGGCCCGCAAGGTGCTCTACGAGAAAAACACCTTCGAGGACGCAGACGAAGCGCTCAAGCTGCTCCAGTCCAACCGGGACATGGAGGGCGTGATGCTCACCGACATCGGGCGTCCACCGCAGTCGTTTCAGGACTCCCCGCTCAATTCCGCCATAATGAACGACGTGCCTGCGCTCCAGATGGACTGGCGTATCATCACCGGCCAGACCGGCCAGAAGATGGGCATCGCCAGCGCCGACACCGCGACGGAAGCCAGTTTCGTCGAGAAAGCGTCTAATCTCCGTGATGCAGAACTTCAACGGGCCGTCCTTAAATGGCTCAAGACAGCTGGTCGCAAAATGTGGACGCTTGTCCGCTCGACGCTCACGCTACGATTATTCATCAAGCTACGTGGTATGGACGACCAATCGGTCGCGCTCTATATGCAGTCTACCTTTGGCATCCCGCCTCAACTACTGGCTATGTATCCGCAACTGGCGAACCAGATAATTCAGCGCTACGGCCAGGAGACTTTGGAGCCGATCAGCCGCGAGGACCTTGACTTCGAAGCCGACATCGACATCATCCCAGCTTCCACCAAGCCGCGTAACCTCACAGTAGAGCGCCAGCAATGGTTAGAGTTCATTGGCCTCATCGCCAACGCTCCGCAGCTAGCGCTGTCGCGCACCTTGCTTGAGGAGACCGCAGCTAAATACGATTTCATCTCCCCGCAGATGGTTGAGGAGATTCACGCCTTGGCCATGACCATGATGCAGGTGAAGGCGAACCAGGCGGGCCGCGGCGGGGGTGGCGAGCAGAATCAAACGCCGGGCGAGTCCTCGAAGAACGGGCGTGCTTCCCAGGCGGCCCAGGGAACGGAGCAAACATGAAACATTTCTTTGGGCGCTTAGAGTCTCCCGATCCGCGCGACCACAGGTTCCTACTTGACAGACTCTTGCACGCGCCAGGCACCGTCACGCTGCCTAAACGCAAGCTCTGGACCATCGACCCGACCAACCTGAACCAGGGCTCCACAGGCTCCTGCGTGGGCCACGCCTGGGCCAACTTCCTGCGCTCTGAGCCCATCGTCACGCCGAATGAAGACGCCGATGCGCCGCGCTGGGCGATCTACGACGCGGCTACCCAGATCGACCAATGGCCTGAGAACGACGCCGACACCGAGCGCCAGCATGGCACGTCGGTTCGCGCCGCTGCCCAAGCCTTGAAGGACATGGGCCGCCTCAAAAGCTACGTTTGGGCATTCTCGCTCCAGCCCGCCATCGAGTGGGTGCTCACCAAAGGACCGCTCGTGATGGGCACCAACTGGTACGAGTCGATGAACGAGACCGACGCCAAGGGCCTCGTGAAGTTGCGCCGTTGGACCCGTCCCATCGGGGGCCACGCCTACCTGTGGCGCGGTGTGGACACGCGCGCCGCGCTCGCGCTCTGCTCCAACTCCTGGGGCGATTCCTGGGGCCGCAGTGGCGACTTCGACGTGTCCCTACGCGACATGGAGCGCTTGATCCGCGAAGGCGGCGAGTGTTGCGCTGCCGTTCAGCAGGTGGTTATCCTCAAGCGAAGCAACCATGAAGCGAAGACGGTTGTTGACATAATCGCGCATCTGTGCGTAGTCGGCAAACATCTCGTCCGTCACGCGGCCGACCACCGCAATCTTGCGGACAGTGGCGTCCACTTCTGCGAGATCCCAAGAAGCCTCAGGCTTCGCGCCCTCCTCCGCTACGGCGGTCGCCGCGTTGGTGTAGCTGGATTCCTGGATGTAACGGATGGTGGTGGAATCGGTGTTGGTCGCCGGGATGATGCTGGCCAGTGTCAGCGGCTGCTGGTCGAGTGTGACGATGCCGGGAAGCTTTTCAATGCTGGTATGTCTGGTTCAAATACTATGAGGGCGGTGCGCGGGGTAGAGCAAACAGCAGAAGATTTTGTTGAACAACCGTCGTTCAAAGGTATTATAAAAAATAATTTCGACGAAGTGAGTTTCCGTGAGATACCGGGAGAGATACGAGAGTTGCGCAATTTAAAAAGAAGCATAGCAGCCGATCCTATCGGCGGTGTGCCTCCGGACCATCATCCTAGCCATGAAGAACTGATGAATATGCGTAGAGATATGATGACGGAAGATGAATTCAGTGATTGGCAAATGGGCCCCGGCGATGAGGAGATGGTACCAAGAAAAGCAGAATTCCAATTATTTAATGCCTCCGATGAATTCAACAAAGAGAGTGGGATGCCTCATTATGGTCTCGATGCTTTTATACCTTATATGGGACAGTTGCCACCGATAGAACGCGGGAAAATTATAAACCGACAGAAGGAACTTCTTTTCGAGGAACTCGATGCGTTAAAGCCGCCGTATGTTGTCACAAACAATAATTCGATGTCCACAAACAGTTACCCATTATCTTTCAAGATGTTAAGCGAGTACATCCAAAAAAGAGGGTTCAAGGAAGACCAAACAAAAGTGTTGTTCCATCACGGTAACGAAGAGCAGGCGATGTATGGATTGAACGATATGGGGATCGCTGGAAAGCTGGAAGGTATTGATCTGGCTAAGAAATATGTAAACACTCTTAGCAGGATATCGGATGTTCGCGGTGAAGAGATGCTTGACAATGTTCCTGTGTACGATTTCATGCGCCTATACGGATTAACCGGGGCTGGTCTTGGGATGAGTTCACTTAATGAGAGATAACTTATGTCAGTAGAAAACACAACCTTTGATATTTTCTCCCAACAGAGAGCCGAAGCAGTCTTTGGCGCGCCTGCCGATACCACACCCGATGACCCCGCTCGGTTATCGAACGAACTCTTCACAAACTTCAAAGGTCATTCCAAAGATTGGCGCGACCAGGTAGTTGAAGACAATGACTTCTATGAGGGTGCGCAAACCTCTCAAAAGAATAATGAGGTCAACAAAGAGCGACGTCAGAAGTCTTTCAACGCCGATGTCATCTATCAGGCCGTTGAACAGGCAATAGCCCTTCTCACTTCCAACCGTCCGCGCTTCACCTCCACCGGCACAGAGGACTCCGACACGAAGATATCGAACATCTTTGCCTATCTCATACAGAATGTCTGGAAGCACACCTTTGGCAACGTGAAGATCAAACAGACCATCAGAGACTACTATGTAGGCTCGATCGGATGGATGTGGCTGTATTGGAACCCGACCGCGTGCTACGGCAAGGGAGAGTTTGAAATTGACTCACTCGACCCGCGCAGGGTGTATGTTGACCCGGGCGCAAGGGATTTCTTCTTCAAAGATGCTGCTCACATCATCGTAGAGACCTATCTCACCAGCGAGGCGATGCAGAAGCAATACAATTTGTCGCTGGAAGAACTCGCTCAATTCGAGAAGATCCCCGAAGACCAGCTCTCCTCCACGCGCGTCAGTGAATATGGCGCCGGTAGTGGCTCATTCATCCCGAACACAACACTTGATGTGTACCGGAGGCTCGATCGGTTCAGCCGCGTCAAAGAAAAGGTCTATCGTTTGGAGAAGAACGATGAACGCTTCGAACAGCTTGTCGATGTTCCGTATGCGATGAAGCTCTTCAAGAACACCACCTGTATCGCTTCCCGCCGCGGAGAGATCACCACATACTTTGTCCATCCGAGGAATGTCTCTTCGGTGATGAGACTGTTCCAGCAATACGGAGAAGTGTTCCATCAGGTGGTAGACGCGCAGGGGCAGGAATCATTGATGCGCGGCGTAGAAGGACAGGCGCAATACCCGGAGGGTGTCCAGCCCATTCCCGGCTCAACCACATATCTGCAACTGCTTCCGCTGCTTGAGCTCATCAAAGCAGGTATCGTAAAAGCAGAGAGTATCTTTGCAGACCGCATACAGCACACGGCTTCCATCGGCAACAAGACGCTGTTCCAGAAAGTATTGCCGACCGAGCACCATCCCGTTATTCCGCTCATCAACAACTTCTCGCGCACACCGTATCCGGTGGGCGACGTGCGCAGAGTGAAGCGTTCACAGGAGTTTATCAACTCCATCAGACAGATCGTTGTTACGCACGCGGCGAAAGTAGCAAACGTGAAGATCGGTTATCCGATTGGACGCTATGATGAAACCAAGCTGAACGAGGATTGGGCGAACCCGCTCAAAGTCTTTATCGGATATGATGCGGAACTGTCTTCCAGTGGTCTGCAGGTTCTTGCTCCTCCGCCTCTCTCCAATTTCATCTTCACCCTCGAAGCGCAAGAACGCAAGAACATCGAGGAACGTCTTGGCATCTTCGCTATGATGCAGGGATCACCATCAGATGCTCCGGCAACATACAAAGGAACGGTTGCTTTGGATGAGTATGGGCAACGCCGTATCAAGTCCAAGAAGGACGACATTGAAGAGTTCCTGAATCAGATTGGGAAAGTCTTTGTTTCGCTGGTACCATATTACTATGATGATACCAGGGTCATCAATATCGTTTCTCCGAATGACCGTCCAATGACCGTCACGCTTACCAATGATTCTAAGTATTCGAATATTTATAATGAAAATGAATATAGAATTCAGGATATTACAGTCGGTAAGTATGACCTGCAGGTAGTTTCCGGTTCAACGCTTCCTTCGAACAGATGGATGCTTCTTGGCGAATACAGGGAGATGTATAGGGAAGGTCTTGTCGACCAGCAGGCGGTCTTGAAGAAAGCAGAGTTCCCGGACAGCGAAGAGATCATCGAACGCATGGATATGATAAAGAACCTCTCCATGCAACTGCAGCAGGCGCAGGAAACAATCAAGGGCTTGCAGGGCGATATGCAGACACGCGAGCGGGAAGTCTTCCACGCGAAGCAGGACGCAGAAGTTTCGAAGATGAAAGCGAATATCAAGGGAGAAGAAGTGAAAGCCCTTGCAGCCAGAATGATCTACGAGAACTCACTCAAAATATTGAAAGGGCAATACAATGGCTAACCAAGGATATGATTTTATGCGGGAGAACGATCGGGCAATGTCCGCTTCCGCAAAGGATGCTTTCGGTCGCAACACTGGCTTCTCCAATTCTGCCCAGCAGGGTTTCTCTCCGATGGATAACGTGGAAGCGTACGACACCACACCGGAAGCGAAGCTTGCTATGCTTTCCAAAGCGTTCAAGTCTGCACCGCGCGAAGCTCGTAGGGCGGTCTTCAATGAAGCGTTCCGTATGGCACGCAAGTCTGGAATGAAAGAGTTCGAGCTTGATGGAAAGCGTTACACCACAAAGCTTGCTTCCGAGGTTGAACGTGACGCTGCCAAGAAGGTAGCAGAGGTCGCCATCAAGCATATTGCCAACAATGAGGGTATTGTGCATGACGCCACGCAGAAAGAGTATGAGATGACGGATATGATGAAACAGTTCTCTTATGCTCAACCGCTGAACACTCTCCCTGTTCCGGAAGACGTCGCAGAGCGCAATGCTATTGGAAGTGCTGGATTAGATTATGTTTCCGGGCACGCGAACCTTGCCGGGGTGGTTGGTTTTGGGAGCGCACTCGCTGGCGGACTTGCATCGAAAGTTGGCTATCTTAGCAAAATTTCTCAGGGCTTACCTGCGGTTGGCACAAGAAACTCAACAATAGATATTTTGAGAGATATTGCTTTTAAGAAGTCTCAGAATATCGGTGAGGCGGGTAGGTTCGCCGTGCAGTCCATGGGGAGAGGTTTGTAACTTGACTATGTAACACCAATTAACTATTTTCACACATAACAAAGGACACACATATGGCAAAAGAATTAGGTGACGTTGCTGCTCCGGCATACCCAGGGACCGTGCTGGAACCAAACGACTCCATCATCCCACAGCATGACGATCAATCGATGTTCGGACAGGAAGCTACTCGTCCTGAACCGGCAAAGAATGATGCCGCATCGCAAGAGGACACAAAGCGTTTTCAGTATTGGCAGTCAAAAGCAACAAAGGCCGACAATGAACTGAAGGCACTGCAAGAGCAATACAAAGCCATTGAACCCGTTCTCCCCCTGGTCAATGTAATCTCCCGAGATCGAGACTTACAGGACAAAGTTCGACAGCATCTCGGCGGCCCAAAACCGCTGGAAGCGCCACAGAGACCCGAATCTTATAACGAGGTCGAAGCGTATTCCGCACCTGGTTCAGAATCATTCAAGTATCGGACAGCATATGAACGGTACAGGGATGAGAAGGTAGCACATCTGGAAAAACAGCTGAATGCTTCCAACGAGCAACAGCAGGCATATCTTGAACGCACTCGTCAAGCACAGGCTCAACAGCAGGCACAGTTGAAGTTTCAAGAGGAGCTCATCCAAAGCGGTATCAATCCGCAGGATGTTCCCGAGTTCTTCAACCTTGTGAATGGCGCTACCAAAGAGGATATGATCGACTACTTCATGTGGAAAAAGAGTGCATCGCGCACTCCAAACTATGAAGCTCCGGCAGGTTCCGGTTTCCCGCAGCGTCCCTCGTATAACCAGATTCCTTCTGGACCGGTGGACGTCTCGGCAGACCTCATCAAGCTTGCCCGGGAGTTTCGTTAACTTAAGAAAGGATAATCTCCATGGCAAACTTCACCGATCCCCGGTCGCTCTCGCGTGGACAAGATACCTCGACGTTCAACACAGGTATTCTCTACACCGATCAGCGGCAGTTCTACGTCAATCCGTTCAGCTACAGTGAACTGTGGCAGGCGGCAACCCCGTTCATCAGCTCCCTGATCGAACGCTCGAAGGTCATCACCAACCTTCCCGATCCTGTGTTCAAAATGTTCCAGCATGAAAATCCGTGGCGCAAGCAGGAAATGTCCCTGGCGACTGTCTCCTCCGCGACGATTGCTGATAACGATACGGGCGTTACCTGTACGGTTGATACCGTTACCGGTCTTCCCTCTTCGTATATCAGCGCAAACGGCGGACATGATTCCATTGAGAATCAGCAGTTTGAAATTTGGGACGCTGCAAAGACCACCAAGCGCGGTGTCGTATTCGTGACGCTGAACAACGCTGGCACATACACCATCAAGAACTGCTCGTCCACCGCCATCTCTGACGTTGTGGCTACCGACATCCTTGTGATGATTGGAACCGCGTACGGCGAAGGCTCGGAAGCTGGCGAAGCATGGGCCGATGAGCTGCAGGTCGTATGGGGCAACACAGGCATCCATCGTACACCGGTGGAAATCTACGGAACTCTTATGCAGGCATCCCTGCGCGGCGCGAACAAGGAATTGACCCGTTTGCGTATGCAGAAGTTGTATCAGCATAAGATCAACGAGAACCGCCGTCTCTTGCGCTCCAAGTCCACGATCGGCACGAACCTTGGCCAGAACGAAACATTCTCTGACAAGACGCGCACAGGCGCGGCCAATGGTCTCTCCGGCTCACAGGGTGGACGCGTACGTACCCCGTATGGTCTTATCCCGATGATCGAAGACTACGGCTCAAGCGTTACCACAAACGATACGCAGAACATCTTTGACTTCTCGGGCGGGCTCACCTTCAACCAGTGGGTCGATGCTTCGGAGAAGATGTTCCAGTATCAGAACTACGATGGTATGCGTGACTTCTTCTGCGGTCCGAAAGCCATGTCCTACTTCTCCAAACTGGACACTACCGGCACGAACACCCGCACCAAGATGGGCATCGACATCAAGATGAGCGACATCAAGAACAGCAAACCAGACGGACAGGGCTACAACTTCCGCTTCCTGGAAACACCGTTCGGTATCGCGCGTCTGATCCTCGATCCGTCATTGAAGTTCGAATACAGCAACGTCATGATCTCTCCGCAGTATGAGAACGTGTACTACGCTGTGTATCGCCAGTTCGAGATCAACACGGCCATCAAGGACAAACGCTTCAACGGTTACGACGGTATCAAGGACGATTACTTCTCCGACACCGGTATCGGCGCAACGCTGATCAAATCACACATGTACCTCAAAGTGCCTTTGGCATAAGAAAGGATTAACGCAATGAAGACCATTTTCAAAACACTCATTGTCCTTTCGATCCTCACCTCCGCTGCTTTCGCGCAGCGGTCGTGGGTTGTCGGGGGCAACATCAACGGCACGAACATGCTGATGACCGGAGCCTTGTCGGTTTCACTTGCGGACTCCGCAACGTGCGACACGACCAATGCTACGTATGAACTGCACTCTGCGGTTCTGAGCAACAGCGTGTATCTGCTTTCCGGTCGTCCTTCTGTTCGTTTCGGTGTCGTGGTTATCGATACCGCTATCGCAGGGACTACCACAACGGCTCCCACTATTCGCCTTGTTCTGCAGGGCTCGTTCAGCAATGACACCTCCAAGATGGTGACAGTTGTTGATACGATCGTTTCTGCGACACGGTTCTATGGCGGGGTTCGCACAGGCAAGATCATCAGTGGCACAGCCAATACTACGGCGATCAAATTCCCGTACTACATGCTTAAAGCGTTCCCCTCGGCTACGCTTGGCACGCAGTCAACGGGCGTGGCTTCCGCAATTTGGAAACCGGGTCGGTTCCGCTGGTTCATTGTACCGTAACAAAAGGAGAGGGAGGAGTGATTCTCCCTCTTTTTCTATTCTTCCAAGGAGCCTCTAATGACACTCAAAGATCAGGTAGACAATCTCATCGGCTCCGGCATAGCCGCCACCGCATACGACGAATGGTTGAAGGCAGGAGCTCGCGCACTCGTTGACCTCATGAAAGAGGAGGATATGGCGGCGCATAGTTCCTCTGTTACCATTCCCATCACGACAGGTCTTACCACGGCGAACATCTACCGCGTCTATAAAGTAATCGTAGGCGGATATGAAGCGAACGAATTCCCGGCTGGCAAAGAAACGCAGATCATCGACAGCAATTCTTTCTATAAGTCTTCGGTGATGACTCCCGGCTGGATCATGAACGCTGGTACGATCAAGTGCTACAACGGAGCAAATGTGGCCGGCACTCTTCTTGGCGTGGAATACAATACCGGAGTAGATTGCACCGCTGATTCAGAAGTAGGCAATATCCCCGACCAGCTTGAATATGCGGTCGTTCTTTACACGGCTATCCAGGGGAAGAGTAATCAAATAT